CGCTGATGTCGCAGCTCGCCCAGTACATGGCGACCTGCCACGCCCCCGCCCAGGACGTGTTCCTCGCGGCGAACGATCGCCTCCAGGCCCGGACCATGTATCGAATGGTCCGCCAATCGGTCGAGGCATCGCCCACGCTGTCGAAGCTCCTCGAGGTGATCGACTCGCGGTCGATCATCCGGAACCGCGAGACCGGGAAGGAGATCCGCTGCCTGTCGTCCGACTCCTGGCGGAACGAAGGCCTGAACGGCTCGGTGATCCTGGACGAGATCCACTCCTTCCGCTCGCCGGATCTGGTCGACGCGTTGATCTACGCCACGCGCGGCACGGCGAACGGTCTCGTCATCTCGATCTCGACGGCGGGCTCCGACCGGAACGGTATCGGCTGGCGATGGTGGCAGGACTGCGAGCTCGTGATCGCGGACCCGAAGGTGAACCCGACGTTCTATGGCCTGATCTACGCCGCGGCCGAGACCGACGACTACGCCGACCCGGCCGTCTGGCGGAAGGCGAATCCGTCGATGGGGGTCGCGTTCCCCGAGGACGAGTTCGCGGCCGACTACCAGGACGCAACGACCGACCCGCGGAAGATGTCGAAGTTCCTACGCTACTCGCTGAACGTCTGGCAGGCCGCCGACGCCCGATGGTTCCAGGGCGACGACTGGGCGAAGTGCGGCTCGGCCCCGCTCGCCCCGCTCGAAGGCCGGCCGTGCTGGGTCGGCGTCGACCTGGCGTCGAACCTCGACATGACCGCGGCCGCGTTCGTCTTCAAGGAGGCCGACGGCTCCTATTCCGTCGTCTGGCGGTACTGGGTCCCGAGCGAGACCGTGGCCGACCGCGTCCGCGAGGGCATCCCGTATGACGCGTGGATCCGCGACGGATGGGTGACCGTGACCGACGGCCACCGGCTCGATCACGAGGCCGTCGCTCGGGACATCATCGCGTTCGGCGAGGCCCACGAGATCAAGGCCGTGGGCTGTGACCCGTGGCAGGCCGGGGCCCTGGAGACGCTCCTCCAACGCGAGGGCATCACGACGAAGGACATCCCGCAGCGGACCGCCTACCTGAACTCCTCGTGCAAGCTCCTCGAGGCCCTGGTCGTCGAGGGCCGGCTTCGCACGGGCGGGAACCCGGTCGCGACGTTCAACGCGAACAATGTCTGCGTCTACACGGATCCCACGGGGATGATCAAGCCCGACAAGGCGAAGTCGAACGAGAAGATCGACGGGATCGCGGCGCTCGTGAACGCGCTCGCTCTCGCGTCCACCGACGAGGACACCGGCGAGGCCGCGAACCTCGACGACTGGAAGATCCGACTCCTGTAGCCGAGATTCTGCCGGGGGCCGCCGGGGGAAACTGGCGGGCATGCCCAGCCCCAAGAAACGCCCGGCCACCCCTGGAGGCCGCGGCAGCCGCCGCCGGACCCCGGCGAAGGCCGCCGCGGCCCCGCGCGTGATCTCGATCCGACGGACCTCGCTCCCGGTGCCCGGGACGTGGGGCGACATCCTGCCGTCGGTCGTGGGCCCCGAGACCGCGGTCCGCGTGTCGGCGATCTTCGGCGTGGTCCGGTGGATCGCCCAGGCGGTCGGCATCTGCCCGATGCAGATCATGCAGGAACGGCCCGACGGCCGCCGCGAGAAGGCCGATCTCCCCTGCGCCTACACCCTGCGGAAGCGGCCGAACAACTGGCAAAGCGCGTGGGATTTCTACGTGCTTCAAGCCTACTGGACGGCCCTCCACGGCAACGGCTATGCCCGCGTGGTCTCGGGCGATCGCGGCTGGATGACCCAACTGATCCCGCTCCACCCGTCCCGCGTGAAGGTCGAACAGTCGGCCGTCGACTACTCGCTCACCTACAAGTTTTGGACCGAGAAGGGCCAGTGGGAGCCGATCCCCGGGCCCGTGCTGCATTGGCGGTGGATCTCGGACAACGGCATCGTCGGCCACGCCCCTGCCGAGATGAACGCGACCTCGATCAACCTCGCGCGGCAGCTCGACACCGCGGCCACCGCGTTCTGGCAGAACTCCGCCCGGCCCGACATGGTCCTCGAGACGGACGAGAAGGTCCCCGACGCCGCGGTCGACGCCCTGCGGGACATGCTCCACGAGGCCTACGGCGGGGCCGAGAACCGCGGCCGGGCGGCCGTGCTCCCGAAGAAAACGCGGCTCAAGCCGATCGAGTCGAACAGCATGGAGGCGTCGCAGTTTCAGGAGCTGCGGGACGCGATCCTGCCCGACGTGTGCCGCCACTGGGGCGTTCCTTCGACGCTCCTCGGTGACTCCAAAATGAACAAGTACTCGACGGTGGAGCAGGAGCATTTGAGCGCTCAAGTTTGGTGCTTATTGCCGTGGGCCCGCCGCATGGAGTCGCCCGTCGACATGGCTCTCCAGCCGGTCTACGGCGAGAACGTCTACGCGAAGCTCGACACCCGCGGAATCCTGCGGGCCGACACCTCGGGCCGGGCGGCCCTGTATCAAACTTTGTGGAACCTCGGAGCAATTTCGCCTAACGAGATAAGAGACAGGGAAGACCTTGAGCTGCTCGACACGCCCGCGGCGAATCAGACGTTCGTACAGCTCGGGTTCTCGACGCTCGACGCCGCGGCCGCCCAGGCCGGGGCGACCGGGGGCGAGCCGCCCGCCGCCGTGACCGAGCCGGCCGGCGACACGCCGGACGACGAGGACGACGAGACCGGCGAGACGACCGACGACTCCCCGGGCGACGACGTGGCCGAGGCCGGCGGCTTCCGCCTCGGGCAGCGCGTGTACTGGGACGGCGGCGAAGGCGTCATCGAGCACCTGATGACCGACGGCGTCCTCGGCGTCGAGGGCTCGGCCTACGCGATCACCGCCACCGAGGCCGAGCCGGCCGCGAGCGTCCGCGTGTACTTCGACGACGAGCCGACCGAGTTCACGGTCGGGAAGCGGGTATCGGAACTGTCGGCCACGCCGATCGAGACCGAAGGGGAGTGACCATGTCGAACCAGATCGAGACCCGCTATCTGTCGCAGTCCGCGGACCCCGATGTCGAGCTCCGCCTAGAGACCCGCGACGACGGCCGGCCCGTGATCGTCGGCATGGCCCCGCCATGGAACAAGTGGAGCGTGGACCTCGGCGGGTTCAAGGAACGATTCATGCCGGGGGCCTTCCGGAAGTACCTCGACCGGGCACCGAACGACCCGCGCGGCAAGGCCGACGTGGTCGCGAAGTACAACCACCAGGATTCCGCGGTCCTCGGCCGGACCACCAACGGCACGCTCGACATCCAGGAGACCGAGAAGGGGCTCGTGTTCCGGGCCACCCCGCCGGTCGGCACGCCGACGACGGCCGAGGTCGTGCCCCTGATCCGCGATCGGTACATCTTCGGGTCGTCGTTCGCGTTTTCGCTCACCGAAGCGCGGGGCGAGTCGTGGGACGAGGATCCCGCCGGGAACGTGACCCGCACGATCACCGAGGCGGCGATCTGGGACGTTTCTCCGGTGACCCACGCAGCCTACCCGAACAGCTCCGTCGGCCTTCGCTCCCTGTCGGCATGGAAGGCGGCCCGCGGGCTCGTCCAGCACAGGAGCGAGGGCCGCGGGCTCGTGATCTCGCTCGACTACGATCGGACCTGGACCGCGGCCCCCGGCCTCTGGCGTTCGTTCGTCGGCATGGCGACGGCCGCCGGGAACCGCGTGGTCTGCATCTCGCGGCGCGAGAACGACGAGGCGAACCGCGAGGAGCTGCGGCTCGCGTTCGCGGACCTCGAGGTCTCCGACCTGATCCTCTGCGGGTCGAACACCCAGAAGCGGGACGCCGCGGCCGCCGCCGGCCTAGCGGTCGACGTGTGGGTCGACGATTACCCCGAGGGCATCGTCTCGGCCGCCGACGCGAAGCCGACCCGGGCCGTGAAGGTCTCGACCCTGGCCGGTGCCCGGGCCGCCGCCGCGGCCGCCGTCGCCCGAATGAAGGCCAACGTCTAAGCGGGAGCCGACATGCCCTCCACACTCACCCACACCGGCTCCGTCCAGTTCCGGACGCTACTCGCGGACGGCGAGGTGAAGATCGCCCGCGATCTGACGCTGAAGACCGACCTCGCGGACGGCAGCGGCACCGGGCAGGCCAACCTGTACTGGTCGGGGTCTCTCTCGCTGAACGCGGCAGCGTCGACCACGCTCGACGTGTCGCTCCTGGAGTCCGTGATCTTCGGCTCGCTGGTCTACGCCTCGCCCGCGTCGATCAAGAGCCTCACGATCCGGAACACGTCGCCGGGGGCGACCGTGCGGGTCGAGCCGGGGGCGACGGACGGATGGGCGCAGATCCCCGGCCACAATGTCGGCAAGTCTGGCGTGGCGATCCACTACGCGCCGGTCGACGGGCTACCCGTCACGGCATCGTCCCGAACGGTGAAGTTCACGAACAACGCGACCGCGATCTCGGCCACCGGGGCGACAACGAACGGCTCGACCGCGGTGACCGGCCTCGCGTCGACCGCGTCGATGGTCGTCGGGATGGCGGTCTCCGGGACCGGGATCCCCGCGGGGACGACGGTCGCCAGCATCACGAGCGGGACGGCGATCACGCTGTCGGCACCGGCGACGGCGACCGGGGCCTCCGTCTCGCTCACGGTCCAGTGGGTCGCGGTCGTCGAGATCTACGTCGTCGGGGTGAGAGCGTGAACAGCACCTGCCCCACCTGCGGCGGTCGCTGCCGCGTCGAGTCGAGCAAGCGGGCCGGCGACCGCCAGGTCCGATACGTCGAGTGCCAGACCTGCCGGCAGCGTCGCCGCCAGGTCGTCCCCGCCCATGCCGTCTGGAGACGAAAAAAGTGACCACGACCGCCGCCGCCACCGCAGCCGCCGGGCAGGAGTCCGGCATCCTGGATCAGGTCTACGTCTTCATTCAGACGGCGAAGACCCGCGCCGCCGACGGCCTGACGTGGGCCGAGTTCGGCGAGCTCCTGCTCGCCCTGCTCCGTCTCGTCGTGCCCGCCCTTGAAGGCGTCCGGCTGATGTCGGGGGCCGAGAAGAAGGCGTTCGCCCTCGACGCCGTGGGCCGGCTCTTCGACGCCGTGGCCGACTACGCGATCCCGGTCGCCGCCTATCCGCTCTGGGTCCTGGCGCGGCCGGCCGTGCGGGCCCTCGTCCTGGCGATCGCCGGCGGCGTGCTCGAGCAGTATCTCGCCTTCCTCCGCGGGAGGTGACATGCCCCTCCCGATCGTCGATCAGCTCCGGCTCCTGCACGCGTGGTCGCCCCTGCTCGGCTACCTCCGGCGGCTCTCGACCACGCTCGACGCGCGGGAGCGGGCCGTGATCATCGGCGACCTCCTGGAGTGGGTCGCCGAGAAGACCGCGAGCCGATTCGACGACCGCCTCGCCGCCCGGCTCTCCGCCGTGCTGCGGACCCCCGAAGGCGTCGAGCTCGTCCGCGAGACCGTCGCGATCGCCGACACCATCGCCGATTCCCTACCCGAGGAGCCGACATCGTGAGTTTCGCCTACGTCCAGTACGCCGTGGGAATCGCCCTCGTCGCGTATGCCCTGTTCCTGCTCGCCGGGAAGGTCCGCGGCCTGAAGGTCTTCGGCACCGGCTCGGCGATCCCGACCGACGACGTTCGGATCGTGTCGGATCTCGCGACCCGGCTCCGGGCCCAGGGGAAGACCGAGGCGGTCGCGATCGCCCTTCAGCTCCACGCCGAGCTCCTGAAGCCGGAGACCCGCGCGTGAGGCCCTTCGTCCTGCTTGCCGCCGGGCTCGTCCTGCTCGGCGGTCTCCCGCCGCTCCCCGCGATCCCGTGGCCCACGGTCCCGTCGATCACCGCGCCCGCCCCCGGCCCGGCGACGGCGGCGGTCTACGTCTACGAGAAGGACGCCACCGCGGTCCCGGTGGGGGTCACCGTCGGCCTGAACCGGCTGAACCGGGAGCGGCAGGTCGTCGCGACGCTCCTCGAGGCCGACACCACCAACGGGGCCGGCACGATCCCCAAGCAGTTCCGCCAGGCGGTCGCGGCCGCGAAGGCCGACGGCCTGCCGGCCCTGGTCGTGCTGTCGGGCTCCACGGTCCTCGCGATCGTGAAGGCCCCGGCCGACGCCGAGCAGATCGTGAGGGCTGTCCCATGATCGACCCGCGTCTGATCGACGTTTTCCCGGACGAACACGACGGCTACCCCGACCACCTGGCGGCCGAGGATACGACCGACGCTCTCCGCGATGCCTGCGGCGACGCGGCCCGCGAGTTCCCGGACGCGATGTGGATCGAGCCCGAGGACTGGGCCGACCGCGCCGCCGACAACGATCGGCACGGCCTCTGGGGGATGAACTACATCGACCGCTACACGAACCAGGGGGCCGGCGGCGGCCGGCCCGGTACCCACGAATGCACCGCCCACTCTCTCCGGGCGAACATGGAGGCCGCCCGGAACCGCGCGCGGGGCGTGTCGTTCCCCAACGGTCCCCGGGCCAACTACCGCTACCCCGAGTCGACCGTCTTCGGGTCGGTCTGGCTGTCGCCGCTCTCGGTCTACGCCGAGGCGAACCCCGGGCAGTGGGGCGGGGCGAACGTCCGCCAGGTACTGGAGATTGCGGTCCGTCGAGGCATGCTCCCCGACCGGCTCCAGCCGCGCGAGTACGGGCTCGCTCACGTTCTCCAGGGCACGAGCGGCCGCGGCAACGCGAACCAGTCGGGCGGGCCGTGGGTTTCCGTCTCGCGGTTCCCCGAAGGCTGGCAGGAGACCGCCCGACACTTCCGGCCCCTCGAGGTGATCTTCCCGAAGAGCTACGAGGAGGCCGTGTGCTGCGTCCTCCACGGGCTTGTGGTGAGCGTGGGCCGCCGCGGGCACGCCGTGCCGTGGGCGCGATGGATCGCCGATCAGCGGCTCATGGCCTACCCCGACTCCTATGACGTGACTCGGTTCGACTCCGAGCGGACCGCCCGCTCGGCGTGGAAGGGCTCGTTCGCGATCGCCTCCATGACCCTCCCCGACGACTGGAGCCGGCCCGCCGGATGACCGATGCGATCCCTACTCGTCTGGCTGATGCTCGCCGGGGCGGCCCTCGCGGCCGACTGTGACAACTGCCACGGCGACCGCCTGGTCGGCCCGGGGCCGATGCACTACCCGTGCCCGGTGTGCTGCGGCTCGGGCACCGTCGCGGATCCGCCCCCGGCTCCGCCGCCGCCCCCGGCCGGGGCGGTCGGCCGGGCCGCCGCCGATGTCGTCGCGGCCGCCGAGTCGGCCCCCGCGGCCCCCGACCGCGGCCGACCCCGGCCCGTGGTCTGCCGGATCGCGGCCGCCGACGGGCCGAGCCGGATCTACGGGTCCGGCGTCCTCGTCCAGGCGAGCGGCTCGACCGGGATCGTCCTCACGAACTGGCACGTCGCCCGGACCCACCGGCAGGGGCTCACCGTGTCGTGGCCCGACGGCACGACCTCGAAGGGGACAGTCGTCGCGTGGGATGACGCGTGGGATCTCGCGGCCCTGTCGGTCGTGAGGCCGAAGGCCTCGCCGGTGACGATCGCCGCCACCGCGCCCCGGCTCGGGGACCCGATCACGATCGCCGGCTATGGCCCGGGGAAGTACCTCGAGCAGACCGGGCCGGTGACCGACTACCTCTCGCCCACGAAGTCCCACCCCCGGCAGTTCGTCGAGATGAAGGGCACCGCCCGACAGGGCGACTCCGGGGGCCCGATGTTCAACGCCGAGGGCGAGCTCGCCGGCGTGCTGTTCGGCGAACGCGAGGGCCGGACGGTCGGCTCCTGCTCGACCCGGGTCGCCGCGTTCCTCTCGACGGTCGCCGGCCCCCGCGCGGCGTGCTCGGTCTGCGAGGCCTCGCGATGACGCCC